TGGCTGCTTAAAAAAAGAACAAATGGTAGTGTCCGCTATTGCCAGTACACCTCAGTATGACCATCTACATCACTGAGCTAATAACTGGCCTGCTGGTAATCGCAGGCCTTTTTATTTGGGGGAGAGGGAAGTCATGAAAAAACTAACCTTTGAAATTCGATCTCCATCACATCAGCAAAACGCTATTCACGCAGTACAGCAAATCCTTCCAGACCCAACCAAACCAATCGTAGTAATCATTCAGGAGCGCAACCGCAGCTTAGACCAGAATCGAAAGCTTTGGGCTTGCCTTGGTGACGTCTCGCGTCAGGTTGAATGGCATGGTCGCTGGCTGGATGCAGAAAGCTGGAAGTGTGTGTTTACCGCAGCATTAAAGCAGCAGGATGTTGTTCCTAACCTTGCCGGGAATGGCTTTGTGGTAATAGGCCAGTCAACCAGCAGGATGCGTGTAAGCGAATTTGCGGAGCTATTAGAGCTTATACAGGCATTCGGTACAGAGCGTGGCGTTAAGTGGTCGGACGAAGCGCGACTGGCTCTCGAATGGAAAGCGCGATGGGGAGACAGGGCTGCATGATAAATGTCGTTAGTTTCTCCGGTGGCAGGACGTCAGCATATTTGCTCTGGCTAATGGAGCAAAAGCGACAGGCAGGTGAAGACGTGCATTACGTTTTCATGGATACAGGGGCAGAGCACCCTAAAACATATGAGTTCATCCGAAATATCGTCAGTAACTGGAAAATAGACTTACATTGCCTTCGTGTAATACCTAATCAAGAAATGGGGAAGGCCAGTAGTTATGAAGAGATAGGTGTCAATGATATTGGTCCAGATCTTATACCGTGGAAAAGGATGTTGAATAAATACGGACATCCATATATCGGCGGTGCGTTCTGTACCGACAGAATGAAGTCTGTTCCATTCACCAAATATTGTCAGGAAAAGTTTGGGAAAGGAAATTACATCACATGGCTTGGCATTCGCACAGATGAACCAAACAGGCTTAAAAGGGCTAATGGTTTTCGGTACCTGGCTGATATAAGCGATTTTGAAAAACAGGATGTGCTTGATTGGTGGAGTGGGCAGAAGTTTGATCTTGGCATACAGGAGCATCTTGGTAATTGTGTTTTCTGCATAAAAAAAAGTATGCAAAAGGTGGCGCTGGCAGCCATGGATGAGCCAGAACTTGCAGATGCATTTATCAACATCCTTGATACAGAAATAAAAACAGGAAAGGAACCGGTTATGTATCGAGGGAATAATACACTTAAATCACTGATTGCCTTGTTTAGTGATATATCAAGAGATGAGTTAGCCTCAAGAATGACATCAATGCGACAGTATGATTCAGGTTCGTGTTCTGAATCATGTGAAGCATTTTCATGTCAGCTTGGATTTAATTTTGAGGATGCGGCATGAGACGACAGCGACGAAGTATCACCGACATCATCTGCGAAAACTGCAAATACCTTCCAACGAAACGCTCCAGAAATAAACGCAAGCCAATCCCAAAAGAATCTGACGTAAAAACCTTCAACTACACGGCTCACCTGTGGGATATCCGGTGGCTAAGACATCGTGCGAGGAAATGACAATGGATTATTCACAGTTAAGTGATTTTGAAATTAACGTGGCGGTATTCGAAGCCATTCATAACGGATCACCGGATTACAAAGAAGGTGAGAATGGCGATATGGTGTTTGTCTCATTTGAGGGAGACATTGTAAACGGAGACGCAGTTGAAGTAGAAGTTGAGCGCGGATCCTTTAACCCATGCGCAAACCCAGCAGACGCATGGCCGATTATTGAAAAATACAGGATTAGCATTATCAATCTCGATGAAGACGAGTGGGGTGCACGCGGTGTGGCCTACTGTAAATCTAAGCGAGCTATACATGAAAATCCCCTCCGCGCCGCCATGATTGTCTTTCTCATGATGCAGAGAATCCAATAATGCTTAGCCCATCCCAATCCCTTCAATACCAGAAAGAAAGCGTCGAGCGGGCTTTAACGTGCGCTAACTGCGGTCAGAAGCTGCATGTGCTGGAAGTTCACGTGTGTGAGCACTGCTGTGCAGAACTGATGAGCGATCCGAATAGCTCAATGTACGAGGAAGAAGACGATGGCTAAACCAGCGCGAAGACGATGTAAAAACGATGAATGTCGGGAATGGTTTCACCCTGCATTCGCTAATCAGTGGTGGTGCTCTCCAGAGTGTGGAACCAAGATAGCACTCGAACGACGAAGTAAAGAACGCGAAAAAGCGGAAAAAGCAGCAGAGAAGAAACGACGACGAGAGGATCAGAAACAGAAAGATAAACTTAAGATTCGAAAACTCGCCTTAAAGCCCCGCAGTTACTGGATTAAACAAGCCCAACAAGCCGTAAACGCCTTCATCAGAGAAAGAGACCGCGACTTACCATGTATCTCGTGCGGAACGCTCACGTCTGCTCAGTGGGATGCCGGACATTACCGGACAACTGCTGCGGCACCTCAACTCCGATTTGATGAGCGCAATATTCACAAGCAATGCGTGGTGTGCAACCAGCACAAAAGCGGAAATCTCGTTCCGTATCGCGTCGAACTGATTAGCCGCATCGGGCAGGAAGCAGTAGACGAAATCGAATCAAACCATAACCGCCATCGCTGGACTATCGAAGAGTGCAAGGCGATCAAGGCGGAGTATCAGCAGAAACTCAAAGACCTGCGAAATAGCAGAAGTGAGGCCGCATGACGTTCTCAGTAAAAACCATTCCAGACATGCTCGTTGAAGCATACGGAAACCAGACAGAAGTAGCACGCAGACTGAAATGTAGTCGCGGTACGGTCAGAAAATACGTTGATGATAAAGACGGGAAAATGCACGCCATCGTCAACGACGTTCTCATGGTTCATCGCGGATGGAGTGAAAGAGATGCGCTATTACGAAAAAATTGATGGCAGCAAATACCGAAATATTTGGGTAGTTGGCGATCTGCACGGATGCTACACGAACCTGATGAAAAAACTGAAGACGATAGGATTCGACACCAAAAAAGACCTGCTTATCTCGGTTGGCGATTTGGTCGATCGCGGTACAGAGAACGTCGAATGTCTGGAATTAATCACATTCCCCTGGTTCAGAGCTGTACGTGGAAACCATGAGCAAATGATGATTGATGGCTTATCAGAGCGTGGAAACGTTAATCACTGGCTGCTTAATGGCGGTGGCTGGTTCTTTAATCTCGATTACGACAAAGAAATTCTGGCTAAAGCTCTTGCCCATAAAGCAGATGAACTTCCGTTAATCATCGAACTGGTGAGCAAAGATAAAAAATATGTCATCTGCCACGCCGATTATCCTTGTGACGAATACGAGTTTGGAAAGCCAGTTGATCATCAGCAGGTAATCTGGAACCGCGAACGAATCAGCAACTCACAAGACGGGATCGTGAAAGAAATCAAAGGCGCGGACACGTTCATCTTTGGTCATACGCCAGCAGTGAAACCACTCAAGTTTGCCAACCAGATGTATATCGATACCGGCGCAGTGTTCTGCGGAAACCTCACATTGATTCAGGTACAGGGAGAAGGCGCATGAGACTCGAAAGCGTAGCTAAATTTCATTCGCCAAAAAGCCCGATGATGAGCGACTCACCACGGGCCACGGCTTCTGACTCTCTTTCCGGTACTGATGTGATGGCTGCTATGGGGATGGCGCAATCACAAGCCGGATTCGGTATGGCTGCATTCTGCGGTAAGCACGAACTCAGCCAGAACGACAAACAAAAGGCTATCAACTATCTGATGCAATTTGCACACAAGGTATCGGGGAAATACCGTGGTGTGGCAAAGCTTGAAGGAAATACTAAGGCAAAGGTACTGCAAGTGCTCGCAACATTCGCTTATGCGGATTATTGCCGTAGTGCCGCGACGCCGGGGGCAAGATGCAGAGATTGCCACGGTACAGGCCGTGCGGTTGATATTGCCAAAACAGAGCTGTGGGGGAGAGTTGTCGAGAAAGAGTGCGGAAGATGCAAAGGCGTCGGCTATTCAAGGATGCCAGCAAGCGCAGCATATCGCGCTGTGACGATGCTAATCCCAAACCTTACCCAACCCACCTGGTCACGCACTGTTAAGCCGCTGTATGACGCTCTGGTGGTGCAATGCCACAAAGAAGAGTCAATCGCAGACAACATTTTGAATGCGGTCACACGTTAGCAGCATGATTGCCACGGATGGCAACATATTAACGGCATGATATTGACTTATTGAATAAAATTGGGTAAATTTGACTCAACGATGGGTTAATTCGCTCGTTGTGGTAGTGAGATGAAAAGAGGCGGCGCTTACTACCGATTCCGCCTAGTTGGTCACTTCGACGTATCGTCTGGAACTCCAACCATCGCAGGCAGAGAGGTCTGCAAAATGCAATCCCGAAACAGTTCGCAGGTAATAGTTAGAGCCTGCATAACGGTTTCGGGATTTTTTATATCTGCACAACAGGTAAGAGCATTGAGTCGATAATCGTGAAGAGTCGGCGAGCCTGGTTAGCCAGTGCTCTTTCCGTTGTGCTGAATTAAGCGAATACCGGAAGCAGAACCGGATCACCAAATGCGTACAGGCGTCATCGCCGCCCAGCAACAGCACAACCCAAACTGAGCCGTAGCCACTGTCTGTTCTGAATTCATTAGTAATAGTTACGCTGCGGCCTTCTACACATGACCTTCGTGAAAGCGGATGGCAAGAGGCTGCGCTAACAACCTCCTGCCGTTTTGCCCGTGCATATCGGTCACGAACAAATCTGATTACTAAACACAGTAGCCTGGATTTGTTCTATCAGTAATCGACCTTATTCCTAATTAAATAGAGCAAATCCCCTTATTGGGGGTAAGACATGAAGATGCCAGAAAAACATGACCTGTTAGCCGCCATTCTCGCGGCAAAGGAACAAGGCATCGGGGCAATCCTTGCGTTTGCAATGGCGTACCTTCGCGGCAGATATAATGGCGGTGCGTTTACAAAAACAGTAATCGACGCAACGATGTGCGCCATTATCGCCTGGTTCATTCGTGACCTTCTCGACTTCGCCGGACTAAGTAGCAATCTCGCTTATATAACGAGCGTGTTCATCGGCTACATCGGTACTGACTCGATTGGTTCGCTTATCAAACGCTTCGCTGCTAAAAAAGCCGGAGTAGAAGATGGTGGAAATCAATAATCAACGTAAGGCGTTTCTCGATATGCTGGCGTGGTCAGAGGGAACTGATAACGGACGGCAGAAAACCAGAAATCATGGTTATGACGTCATTGTTGGCGGAGAGCTATTCACTGATTACTCCGATCACCCTCGCAAACTTGTTACGCTAAACCCAAAACTCAAATCAACAGCAGCCGGACGTTACCAGCTTCTTTCCCGTTGGTGGGATGCCTATCGTAAGCAGCTTGGCCTGAAAGACTTCTCTCCGAAAAGCCAGGACGCTGTGGCACTGCAACAGATTAAAGAGCGTGGCGCTTTGCCGATGATTGATCGCGGTGATATCCGTCAGGCAATCGACCGTTGCAGCAATATCTGGGCTTCACTGCCTGGCGCTGGTTATGGTCAGTTCGAGCATAAGGCTGACAACCTGATTGCAAAATTCAAAGAAGCGGGCGGAACGGTCAGAGAGATTGAGGTATGAGCAGAGTCACCGCGATTATTTCCGCTCTGGTTATCTGCATCATCGTTTGCCTGTTATGGGCTGTTAATCATTACCGTGATAACGCCATCGCCTACAAAGAGCAGCGCGACAAAGCCGCATCCATCATCGCTGACATGCAGAAGCGTCAACGTGATGTAGCAGAACTCGACGCCAGATACACAAAGGAGCTTGCTGATGCTAACGCGACTATCGAAAGTCTCCGTGCTGATGTTTCTGCTGGTCGTAAGCGCCTGCAAGTCGCCGCCACCTGTGCAAAGTCAACGACCGGAGCCAGCAGCATGGGCGATGGAGAAAGCCCAGGACTTACAGCAGATGCTGAACTCAATTATTACCGTCTCCGAAGTGGAATCGACAGGATAACCGCGCAGGTTAACTACTTGCAGGATTACATTAGGACGCAGTGCTTAAAATAATTTTAATTTCACTGAAATTTAACAAGTGACTTTCAGGAAAATGCCTCGCAGATGCGGGGCGTTTTTGTATAGGTATTTCACCGCGCACCGCAGCGCACAATAACCACCGAACCTGACCCTTTGGAATGGGCCTTTGAGGATACCAGTTAGTGCTGGCGAGCCTCGGTGGGCTGGTTTCCTGTGCGGCAAAGGTTCATTTCGAAGTAGCAGGTAACGCCATGAATGAATTAATTGTGAATCATGACTTTGACTTTCGCCAGTTAGTTACCGCAGCAGAAGGTCAACCGGTAACTGACACCTTCCAGATCGCAAAGGCATTTGGTAAGCGTCATGCGGACGTATTGAGGGCGCTGAAAAATTGTCATTGCTCTGAAGATTTCCGGAGAGCGCATTTTTGCGTTGCCGAAAAAATCAATGACTTAGGGATTTTTGACAAGAAACAGATTTACTACCGCATGGACTTTAGTGGCTTCGTTATGCTGGTCATGGGATTTAATGGCGCAAAAGCCGACGCTGTTAAAGAGGCCTATATAAATGCCTTTAACTGGATGTCTGCAGAACTCCGTAAGTACAGCGAAAGTTATGAAGCAGAACGCAACGCCATAATGCTGGAGTATATGAAAGAGAAGGATGTCGCCAGTATGTCTGGCCGCCTGCTCAATCGCTGGGGAAAAATTAAGAAGCCTCAGCTACTGGCGAGAATTGAACGCCTTGAACAGCACGGGCAAACCGTAATCCCCGGACTCACTAATTAACAGCAGTACCACGAAGCAACCCAAGCCAGTAAGTGGGGAAATAACACTGGCAGCCACTGAAAGATGAACCTCCAGCCTTATGGCAAAAAAGATTCTTTGTGGTGGCGGACTGATGGAAAGACATCCGCTGAATCGATGATGAACAAGTGGAAGAGGTTGCGATGGTTTCAGTAAACAAAGATCCGAAGGAAGGCGTTGAATACATCACTGGTGCTGATGGTGTGAAAAGGCCAATGGCTTATTACAAAGCGGCTGAAGAGAGGGCAAGAATGGAAAATCCCCCTAAATGCGGATCATTTTTCGACATGCTGGACCTTCAATGGAAGTTGTGAACAACTAACAGGTCGCTCAGGCGGCCTTTTTTATTGCCATCACAAAAGCCATTCCCTACAGAGTGGCTTTGATAATGGCTTATACCCTACACGGGATAACTTAACTGATATCCCTTTTAACGGATAAACGGAGCCAACAATGGCAGAGATTATTCCCATGACTGAAGAACAGAAATTCCAGTTAGAGATTTACAAACTGGTCATGAACCAGAACGCAGCCGCAGAAGAAGCATTTCAGTTCATTGGCACTGACGAGCTGAAGCTTGAGCTATTCAAAATTCACTTCCAGTCAGGCGGCGCTAATTCAGATATCACGACCCGAACTATCGAAGCGGTGCGTAAATCGAAGGAAGCGTTAGACCTGTTCACTACCGGAGCATAAACATGGCGCGCCCAACAAAGTATCAAGAGGCGTATGCCGAACAGGCACGCAAACTGTGCTTGCTGGGCTATACAGACGCAGAACTTGCTGATTTCTTTGAAGTCAGTGAGTCAACTATTAACAAGTGGAAGCTTGATTATCCTAAGTTTTCGGAGTCCATAAAAAAGGGTAAGTCCGTCGCTGATGCAGAAGTTAGTGATCGTCTTTATCAACGCGCTATGGGCTTCGTGGCTCCAGATATCGATATTCGTGTTATTGAAAACAGAATTGTCGAAACTCCGCTTGAGAAGTATTACCCGCCTGATACAACAGCTGCCATCTTCTGGCTTAAGAACAGACAGAAGGATAAATGGCGCGACAAGGTTGATCACGAGCTAACAGGCAAAGACGGCGGCGCAATCCAGATTGAAACATCACCGATGAGCACTCTATTCGGAAAATGACCTCGATTAATCCTATCTTTGAACCGTTCATTGAGGCGCATCGCTACAAAGTCGCCAAAGGCGGTCGAGGTAGCGGTAAATCATGGGCAATTGCGAGGCTGCTTGTTGAGGCGGCACGTCGGCAGCCTGTGCGTATTCTTTGCGCTCGTGAACTGCAAAACAGTATCAGCGATTCGGTAATCCGACTGCTTGAAGACACCATAGAGCGGGAAGGGTATTCGGCTGAGTTTGAAATTCAGCGTTCAATGATTCGTCATCTCGGAACGAACGCTGAATTCATGTTCTACGGCATCAAAAACAACCCGACGAAGATTAAATCGCTCGAAGGTATTGATATCTGCTGGGTGGAGGAAGCGGAAGCGGTAACGAAGGAATCATGGGATATCCTGATACCAACCATCCGCAAGCCGTTTTCCGAAATATGGGTGAGCTTCAACCCGAAAAACATCCTCGACGATACCTATCAGCGATTCGTAGTAAACCCTCCCGATGATATTTGTCTGCTGACGGTGAACTACACCGACAACCCGCACTTTCCTGAAGTCCTCCGTCTGGAGATGGAAGAGTGCAAACGCAGAAATCCGACACTGTATCGTCACATCTGGCTTGGTGAGCCAGTGAGCGCAAGTGATATGGCAATCATCAAACGTGAATGGCTTGAAGCCGCAACCGATGCGCACAAGAAACTCGGATGGAAAGCGAAAGGCGCTGTTGTCTCTGCGCATGACCCATCAGATACAGGGCCGGATGCCAAAGGTTATGCATCGCGCCACGGTTCGGTAGTTAAGCGTATTGCCGAAGGTCTGCTGATGGACATCAACGAGGGTGCTGACTGGGCTACTTCGCTGGCGATTGAAGACGGCGCTGACCATTACCTGTGGGATGGTGATGGTGTTGGTGCTGGGCTACGCAGACAGACAGCGGAAGCGTTCTCCGGCAAGAAAATCACCGCCACGATGTTCAAGGGTAGCGAATCGCCATTCGATGAAGATGCGCCGTATCAGGCCGGGGCATGGGCTGATGAAGTCGTACAGGGCGACAACGTTCGCACTATTGGCGATGTGTTCCGCAATAAGCGAGCGCAATTCTATTACGCGCTGGCTGACAGGCTGTATCTGACATATCGGGCGGTTGTTCACGGTGAGTATGCAGACCCCGACGACATGCTGAGTTTCGACAAAGAAGCGATAGGCGAGAAGATGCTGGAGAAGCTGTTTGCAGAACTGACGCAGATTCAGCGCAAATTCAATAACAACGGGAAGCTGGAGCTAATGACTAAGGTCGAAATGAAGCAGAAGCTCGGTATTCCATCTCCTAACCTGGCTGATGCGCTGATGATGTGTATGCATTGCCCGGAGTCGGCTGCGCAACCCGACTATTCCAGTTACTCAATTCCTTGTGGTGTAGGTTGATATGGCAGAAAAAAAGATGACTGACTGGCATCGCAAGGTGCTGTGCAACTTTGATAATGCCTGGTCAGCAACGCAGGATATGCGTGAGCAGATTATTGAGGCTCAACGTTTCGTCCGGGTATCCGGAGCACAGTGGGAAGGCAGCACAAACGCTGGTTACTCATTTGATGAAGGCAGGTTTGAGCATTACCCGCGCTTTGAACTGAATAAGATTGCCCGTGAATGTGATCGCATCATTGGCGAGTATCGACAGAATCGCATCAGCGTTAAATTCAGGCCGAAGGACGATAAGGCATCGGAAGCGTTAGCCGAAAAGATGAACGGCAAATTCCGCGCTGACTATCAGGAAACATCCGGTGGTGAAGCGTGTGATAACGCATTTGATGATGCTGTAACGGGCGGATTCGGTTGTTTCCGCATGTGTGCCGATTACGAAGATGAAATGGATCCGAGTAACGAGCAGCGCCGCATCAGCCTTCTTCCTGTTTATGACCCAGCGACATGCGTCTTCTTCGATCAGGACAGCAAGCAATATGACCGCTCTGATGCTATGTGGGCTATGGAAATGTTCTCCATGACGCCTAAAGCGTTCGAGGCTGAATACCCTGATTCCATCGCGGCAAGCCTTTCTCGTGATGACACTGGCACTCAATATGACTGGTCAACTCCCGATGCCATCTATGTTGGACGTTACTACGAAGTCCGCATAGAGAAGGTGAAGCTCACAGCATGGCGTAACCCTGTCAGCGGAGAAACGGCAATCTATGATGAAGAGCAAATCAAAGATATTGTCGACGAGCTGACCGATGGTGCATTCGAACTGATTGGCGAGCGAACGGTGAAGAAGCGCCGCGTTTATTGCGGTCTTCTGTCTGGCGCTGAATGGCTGGAAGAACCGAAGCGTATTCCGGGCGAACATATTCCTCTCATCCCGGTATATGGGCGTCGCTCATTTGTTGATAATCAGGAGCGAATAGAAGGCCACGCAGCAAAAGCGATGGATGCACAGCGTCTTGAGAACCTGATGGTTTCTATGATCGCAGATAACGCTACTCAGGCTGGCGGTGATGGCATTCCTGTAGTTGATGTTGACATGATTCCTGGTCCTCTCGCCAATCATTGGGCGGAGCGCAACAAAAAGCGCCCGGCGTTCCTGCCGATGGTCAGTCTGAAAAACAAAAACGGAGATATTACTGCGCAGGCTCAGGTCAGCAGTTATACGCCTCCGACACAAATGCCTCCAGCTCTTGCCGGGCTATTGCAGTACACCGGGACGGCTATTCAGCAAATTACAGGTGCGTCGCAGCTTGAGAACATGCCGAGCAACGTCGCCACCGATACCGTTGATAGCATTTTTAACCGGATGGACACGCAGTCCTATATCTACATGGACAACATGGCTAAATCCATGCGCCGCGCTGGCGTTGTGTGGCTTTCTATGGCGCGTGAGGTCTATGGCAGTGATACGCCGATGCGCATCGTTAATGAGGATGGCAGCGATGACGTGGCGCTGATGACTGGTGAAGTGGTTGACCGTCAGACAGGGAAGGTTATCGCGCTTAACGACCTTTCGCAGGGTAACTATGAAGTGACTGTCGATGTCGGTCAGTCGTTCGCTACTCGCCGTGATGCAACGGTTAAGTCGTTACTTTCCATGCTGGCACTTATCCCGCCAGGAACGCCGAAGCATGACCTTGTATCGTCGATGATTCTCGACAATATGGACGGCGAAGGGATGGACGACCTGAAAGAATACAACCGCAATCAGTTGCTTCTGTCTGGCGTTATCAAGCCGAGAACGCCTGAAGAACAGCAGATGGTTGAACAGGCGAAACAACAACAGGCCAGTCAGCCAGATCCGGCTATGGTTGCAGCGCAAGGTCAGCTTCTTGCTGGTCAGGCTGAATTGCAGAAAGCGCAGAACGAACAGGCAGCCATTCAGGTTAAAGCATTCCAGGCACAGACTGATGCTCAGGTTGCAGCGGCAAACGTTGTGAAAATCCTCGCATCTGCCGATAGCCAGCAGAAATCTGATATCCGCGAGGCTCTGAAACTGCTCGGACAGTTCCAGCAACAGCAAGGAGACAATGCCCGTGCTGATGCAGAGCTTGTCCTGAAAAGTCAGGCACAGGGACATGCGCAGCGCATGGACATCAGCAGCATCCTGCAAAAATCAACTCAGCAACAACCACAGCAGTAATTAACCCATAACGTGCAATGGCTGTCTTTATGAGGCCTGGCACCCTATTGCCTTCCGATGGGCTGAACATCGAGTAAACAGGGGTAACAAATGGACCAGATGGCAGAAAACACACCAGAAGTTGAAATCGAAACCGACGCGTCAGAGCAGATTCCTGATGATGTCGAACTGGCTGAAGAAGTCGAAACAGAAGATGGCAGTGAGTCCTCCGGCAATGATGCAGAGGAAGCTACTGAAACTGATGACGACGAATCAGAACAGGAATTCTACTTTGGTGACGAAAAGCTGGATTCGCCAACCAGCGAAGATAGCGCAGAGCATGGACTGGTAAAACACCTGCGCAAGACGATTAAAGAGAAAGACCGCGAGCTGAAAGAGCTGATGCGTCAGTCTCAGAAACCCGTCGAGCAGCAGCCGGTAATCACTCAACCACCGCGAATGCCAAAACTGGACGATGAGGACATCGGTTTCGATGAAGAAATCTACCAGCAACGCATGGCTAAGTGGGCAGAGGATAACGGAAAGTACCAGCAACAGGAAATGACTCGCAAGCAGAAGGAGCAGGAGCTTCAGGCTGCCTATCAAGAGCGATTATCCAAATATCAGCAACGTGTTAAGGCTCTCAAGGTTCCTGGCTATCAGGAAGCAGAACAGGCCGTACTCGAGGAAATCCCCATCGAGACACAAAACGCGATCCTGTTTGAGTCAGAGAAGCCGGAAATCGTTGTTCTGGCGCTCGGTCGCAACGCTGAACTGCGCAAGCAACTGGCAGAAGCTACCAACCCCGTAGCAATTGGTCGTCTGCTGGAACGTATCGAATCGAAGGCCAGAATCATGCCAAAAGCAAAAACCACGGCAGCCACAACCCCGACAGTTAAGGGGAGCAACGGCGCAGTAATCAACAACCTCGACAAACTGAAAGCCAAGGCGCTGGAAAGTGGTGACTGGACGCCGTATTTCGCCGCTAAAAAGGCAAAAAAATAACCTATCGGAGCATTAAGCATGGCTAACCAATTAGCAAAAGACCTTGAAATCATGTTCGAAAACTACGTTGAAGGCTTTGAGGCCGCCTGCGTAGTTTCCCGTAACGCTAAAAAATTCCGTCCCGGTGATACAGCAATGCAGCGAGCAGGTGATGTTCTGTATCGTCCGCAGCATTACCACATGAACATTGAGGAGGGCCTAGACCTCAGCGGCAAAACGCCAACAGCACTGGTTCAGCGCCTTGTTCCTTCTGTGTTCAAGGAGCCGAAAAACATTCTGTACACTCTGGATGCGCGTGAAATGCGTGACCCTGAACATAAAACTGAAGCTGGTCGCGCCGCAGGTATGCGCCTTGCTGCACAGATTGACTCTGACCTGATTTCCATGGTTACGCAGCGTGCTACTAACGTGATCACAATGTCTGACTCAACCACAGGTACACAGGGCCGTGATTTGTGGAACTGTGCGGCAGGTATTGATGCCACCATGACGGCGATTGGTGTACCTCAGGGTATCAACCGTCGCTCTTTCTGGAACCCCTTCAACTACAAAGACCTTGCTGGCGAGCTTGGTCACCGTGCCTACGCTCAGGGCGCAACCCTGACAGCATACGAAAAAGCGCAGATCCCTCCGGTTGCTTCCTTTGATAGCTACAAGACCGATATTTCTGGTCGATTACCGAAAGGAAGCGCTGAATCCTTGACAGTATCAGGCCAACCTGAACACAAGGTTGAAGCGAAAGATTCAAATGGTATGCCAGTTGATAACCGACAGGGGACTATTACGGTATCTGCATCTGGCTTGCAGGTTGGTGATGCGTTCACCATTGCCGGTGTGAATTCCGTACACCAGATCACAAAAGATACCACCGGGCAACCGCAGGTATTCCGTGTTCTGGCTGTTAGCGGAACTACCGTAACAATCTCTCCAAAGATTCTCCCTGTTGAAAATGCCGATGTTGCGAGTCGTCCATATGCAAACGTCGATGCCAAACCGGCAGAATCAGCAGCAATCACCATTCTCAACAAGAACGCAGCACCTGCTAACCTGTTCTGGGCTGATGGTTCTGTTGAGCTGATGTACGGCAAACTGGCGTTCCCGACTGGTCAGGGTCCACAGGTAATGACGGCAACCACCGAGCAGGGCGCTACGCTGATCATGTCTTACGCCTTCGACCACATCAAAGGCGTAACCACTGCGCGTTTCACCACTCTGTACGGTTGCTCTGTACTGGTTCCTGAATATACGGGCATCGTTATTGCCGGGCAGTAATTTAGGTGGGGCTTCGGCCCCATTTTTATTGGGAGAAGACAATGGCACGAACAATGCTCTATAAGCCGGGCAACATGATCACCTGTGGTCAGTTTGCTGTCGATTACATCATTGTTGATGACGAAGAAGTTAAATCTCACCTGAAAAAAGGCTGGGTAAAAACTCCTGAAGAAACCGCAACGAAGCAAAAAGTGGCTAAGGCGGAAGAAGATGGCGAAAACGAAGGGTGATCTCGTTCTTAAGGCTTTACGAAAAGCCGGGCTGTATTCCAATGCCACGTTGACAGATGCTGACCCTCAGGCAATTGAAGATGCCATTAATGACCTCGAAGACATGATGGCAGCATGGCAGGCAAAAGGTATCGAGCTTGGGTATCAGTTTGCTGATACAGAAAACGGCATCATGCCGTTACCTGACGATGATTCAGGTATCCCTGCATGGGCAAATGATGGCGTCGCTTTGAAACTCGCTGTGCAAGTGTGCATGGATAACGTCATTCAGCCGTCAGACGCTCTCCTTACCGCTGCTGACAGTGCATATCAGACAATCTGTATCGCTTTAACCAAAATACCACCACTTGAGCGGAGAAATGACATGCCTCGCGGTAGTGGTAACAAAAGCGCGTTTACGTGGAATCGGTTTTACATCGAGAAAGATGATCCGAGTACGTGAGGTGAATAAATGCCGATTCAGCAACTTCCGCTTATGAAAGGTGTCGGCAAAGACTTTCGAAACGCCGACTATATCGACTATCTGCCAGTGAATATGTTGGCAACCCCCAAAGAAATCCTGAACAGCAGCGGATATCTTCGCTCATTCCCGGGCATTGCCAAACGCTCTGATGTGAACGGTGTATCGCGCGGCGTCGAGTACAACATGGCGCAGAATGCTGTCTATCGTGTGTGTGGCGGCAAGCTCTACAAAGGCGAAAGCGAAGTCGGTGACGTCGCCGGAAGTGGTCGCGTATCAATGGCGCATGGTCGAACATCTCAGGCTGTAGGCGTTAATGGTCAACTGGTTGAGTATCGCTATGATGGCACGGTTAAAACCGTCTCAAACTGGCCTGCAGACAGCGGATTCACGCAGTATGAGTTAGGTTCGGTTCGCGACATTACGCGCTTACGTGGGCGTTATGCGTGGTCAAAAGACGGAACTGATTCATGGTTTATCACTGACCTTGAAGACGAATCGCATCCTGACCGCTACAGCGCACAATATCGCGCAGAATCGCAGCCGGACGGAATCATCGGTATCGGGACATGGCGAGACTTCATCGTCTGCTTTGGTTCATCGACTATTGAATATTTCTCCCTGACTGGTGCAACCACTGTTGGTGCTGCTCTGTATGTCGCACAGCCATCGCTGATGGTGCAGAAAGGCATTGCCGGGACTTACTGCAAAACGCCATTCGCTGATTCTTATGCGTTCATCAGCAATCCGGCAACAGGTGCGCCGTCTGTGTACATCATCGGTTCCGGTCAGGTATCACCAATCGCCAGCGCGAGCATTGAGAAAATACTCCGCTCCTACACTGCTGATGAGCTGGCTGATGGTGTGATGGAATCGCTGCGATTTGATGCTCATGAGTTGCTGATTATCCACCTTCCGCGCCATGTTCTCGTGTACGACGCATCTTCAAGCGCCAATGGTCCGCAATGGTGTGTGTTGAAAACTGGCTTGTATGACGATGTGTACCGCGCTATCGACTTCATTTACGAAGGCAATCAGATAACGTGCGGCGATAAGCTGGAATCCGTGACCGGGAAATTGCAGTTCGATATCAGCAGCCAGTACGACAAGCAGCAGGAACACCTGCTGTTTACTCCGTTGTTCAAAGCGGATAACGCCCGGGTGTTCGACCTTGAGGTTGAATCTTCAACTGGCGTTGCGCAGTACGCAGACCGCCTGTTCCTCTCTGCAACCACTGACGGCATCAATTACGGGCGTGAGCAGATGATTGAGCAGAATGAACCGTTCGTTTACGACAAACGCGTTTTGTGGAAGCGAGTCGGGCGCATCAGGAAAAATGTCGGCTTCAAATTGCGCGTTATCACGAAGTCACCTGTCACTCTGTCTGGCTGCCAGATAAGGATTGAGTAATGGCGGATTCGAATCTCAATGTGCCGGTAATCATCCAGGCTACGCGGCTCGATACATCAATCCTTCCACGCAATATCTTCTCGCAGTCGTATCTGCTTTACGTTATCGCACAGGGCACTGATGTTGGTAACGTGGCTAACAAGGCCAACGAGGCCGGACAGGGCGCTTATGACGCACAATTCAGGAACGATGAGCAGGATGTGATTCTGGTCGATCACGAAGAAAGAATTCGTCAGCTCCGCATTGAAGTAGATGACCATGAAATCCGTATTGCTGCGAATACTGCGGCAATTGCAGCGCTGGATGTCAGACTAACCACGGCTGAAGGTGAAATAGTCACCTTGCAGGCTGATGTCAGTGCTCTTGATGGTAGAGTGACGGAGGCTGAAGGAAATATTTCTGCATTGCAGGACGATTACGTATCGAAAACAGCAACAGCAACACAATCGCTGGCATCCCCCCTCAACGTAACAACATCCTATTCAGTCGGCGGCACCAAGGTTATCGGTGCTCGTCAGACAGGATGGACAGCGGCAACCGGAACGGCACTCCTCGGCGCATTCAACGCTAACCAGTCATACACTGTCGGCACTACGTACACGCAATCCGAAGTCGCAGCACTCGCTACAGGTTTGCAGCAGGCGCGGCAGCGTATTCTGGCGCTTGAAACGGCACTTAGATTACATGGGCTGATTGACTGATGATTACATTCAAACCAACGCGAAACATCGACCTGATCGAAGCAGTAGGAAATCACCCTGACATTATTGCCGGGAGCAACAACGGTGATGGATACGACTACAAACCTGATTGCCGTTACTTTGAGGTGAACGTGCACGGGCAGTTCGGCGGCATTGTTTACTATCAGGAGATTCAGCCGCTTACATTCGATTGCCACGCCATGTACCTGCCAGAGATTCGCGGATTCAGCAAGGAAATCGGGCTGGCGTTCTGGCGATACATTCTGACTAACACCACCGTTCAGTGCGTCACATCGTTCGCTGCACGCAAATTCCGCCACGGGCAGATGTACTGCGCAATGATTGGCCTTAAGCGTGTAGGAACCATCAAGAAATACTTCAAAGGCGTGGATGACGTGACGTTTTACAGCGCCACACGCGAAGAACTAATCGACTTCCTGAATCACAGGAGATAGCCATGTTATATGCATTTAAGCTAGGCAGAAAACTGCGTGGCGAGGAACCTTATTGCCCTGAAAAAGGCGGGAAAGGTGGCAGCTCTGATAAAAGCGCAAAGTATGCAGCAGAAGCTCAGAAGTATGCCGCAGACCTGCAAAATCAGCAGTGGCAGACGATCATGAAAAACCTTGCTCCGTTCACGCCGCTTGCGGAGCAGTATGTTAACCAGCTTCAGAATCTTTCCAGTTTAGAAGGTCAGGGGCAGGCACTTAATCAGTATTACAACTCTCAGCAGTATAAAGACCTTGCAGGTCAGGCTCGTTACCAGAGTCTTGCTGCTGCGGAGGCGACTGGTGGCCTTGGTTCGACAGCCACAAGCAATCAACTGGCTACGATCGCGCCGACACTCGGTCAGTCTTGGTTATCAAATCAGATGAGCAATTACAACAATCTGGCAAACGTTGGGCTTGGTGCGCTGCAAGGTCAGGCAAACGCCGGGCAGACGTACGCCAACAACATGAGCAGCATTGCACAGCAAAGCGCAGCACTTGCCGCTGCTAATGCCAATAAACCATCAAGTCTTCAGACTGCAATTAGCGGCGGCACGTCTGGTGCGATTGCCGGTGCAGGTCTTGCCAGCCTTTTGGGAACATCAACGCCTTGGGGCGCTGGCATTGGTGCTGGTATCGGATTGCTTGGCTCGTTGTTTTAAGGGGTAATCATGGCTACTTGGCAAGGAACAAACGGCGGATTGTTGGCTGGTATCGGCGGCGTCAACTCAAACGCTCCGAGCGTAAATGACATCGGCAATACGCTTCAGCTTATCAGGCAGAACAATGATATTGAGCGTTCAGGCGCTAACAATGTTGGGCTGACTGCTTTGCAAGGCCTTTCAGGTATTGCAGGGGTGTTTCAGCAGGAAAAGCAGGCTCAGCGGCAGAAAGAATTTCAGCAGGCATACGCTAATGCTTATGCGTCTGGTGATCGCGGTGCTTTGCGTCAGTTGGCTACTCAATATCCAGACCAGATTGAATCCGTTCGTAAAGGCATGGGATTCATTGATGAAGAGCAGCGTAATTCTATCGGCACCTTAGCGGCTGGCGCACGCCTTGCGTCATCGTCTCCAGAAGCAATGCAATCATGGCTGCAAAACAACGCCAAGGAACTGACTCGCGTCGGTGTTGACCCTAACAGCGTTGCTCAGATGTATCAGCAAAACCCTTCAGGATTTGGTGAGTTTGTTGATCACCTTGGGATGGCTGCTCTCGGTCCGATTGACTACTTCAATGTTCAGGACAAGATGGCTGGTCGTGAGATTGACCGAGGCAGACTGGCAGAGACAATCCGCAGCAATCAGGCTGGAGAAGCACTAACAGCGCGTGGTCAGGACATCCAGATACGTGGACAGAACATCAGCGCACAGAATGCTGCTCTTTCCCGCGAAATACAAAGAGCAGAATTACAAGAAAAGGCTCTGGACAGACAGATAGCCAGAGAAAGCAATCAGTTAAAGCTTGAAGAGCTAAAACAGAAACAGGCAGATGTTCGGCAAAAGGCTGACATAGCCCGCGCTGACAGGCAGGCCGCCGCTCAGGGTGCAGTTGATACGTTCAGCACCGCGCTTGATTCTCTCAACGAGATAGAGCAAAGCCCCGGCCTTTCAAAAGCAGTAGGAATTCGCTCAGCGTTTCCGACAGTTCCTGGCTCTGATGCGGCTAACTTTGAAGCAAGGCTCGACACCTTTAAAGCTCAAACATTCCTTCCTATGGTGCAGTCCCTGAAGGGAATGGGCGCTCTTTCAGATGCTGAGGGTAAAAAATTATCCGATGCGGTTGGTGCCCTAAGCCCCAAAATGAGTGAAAAGGCTTTTCGTGACTCTATCGGAAAGATTAGAAATCAGCTTGAAAGCAAGTTGAGCACTGTTAAAAAACAGTTTGATTATCAGGAGCCAGTACAGAATATGCCAGGGCAACAATCTACTACTGGCAGTAACTTTTCTTCACTATGGGGTGATTAATGGCTAAAGCATGGAAAGATGTTATCGCCTCTCCACAGTATCAGGCGTTAGCACCAGAACAAAAAGCGCAGGCTCAGGAGCAATACTTCAATGAAGTCGTTGCCCCGCAAGCCGGAGAAAATGCAGAGCAGGCCAAGCAAGCTTTCTATGCTGCCTATCCATTGCCATCTGCGCAGCAAGTGGAGACACAGCAACCAGTAGCACAGCAACAACCACAGCAAAGTGGATTTATGTCTGATCTTGGCGAAGCAGTAAAAGAGACTGGTCGCGGACTGGCGCAGGCTGGCGTGAACGTGGCAAACATACCCGCATCAGTTGCCGATGCTGTAACAAGCGCGGCGGCTTGGGCTGGCGGTAAACTCGGCATTGGCGATGGTACATATCAACCAGCGCCACGAGTAACAACGCAGGGATTAGAGCAGGACTTTGGCCTTCAGCAAGGCGCGCTGACTCCACAAACGACAGAGGGAAGGGTATTTGCTGAAGCATTGCCTTACCTCACTCCTGCTGGCGTTGAGAGAGCGGCGGCACAGGCACCAACACTAGCTGGTAGAATCGCTCAGGGTGCAACTCGCCTTCTCGCTGAAAACGCAGTCGGGTCACTTGCTGCAAATAGTGCGAAAGATGATGCGGAAGCCCTCGCCACCGATTTAGGTGTTGGCGTTCTGGCAGGCGGCGCTATTAACGCTGCTGGACGTGGATTAGGTGCTGCTTATCGTGGCGTTAGTGGTGCTATTGCGCCAGAAGCGCAGCAGGCTATCAGATTTGCAGAGCGTGAAGGAGTTCCTCTGCACACCACAGACCTGTTACAACCCACTTCCCGCGTCGGAAAAATGGCGCAGACTACAGCAGAAAATATCCCTCTGGCTGGCACAAGCGGAATGAGAGCAACGCAACAGGAAGCGAGAAGCCAGTTGGTGCAGAGATTTGCCGATAAATTCGGTGAGTATGATCCAGCGGTTGTTATTGACAGCCTTAAAGCGAAAACATCAGGAATTCGTCGTGCCGCAGGGAACCGTCTTGAGCAGGTTCAGAATGCAATGGCGGGAGTCAATATCCAGCCTGCGCGAGCAATTCAGCAGATTGATACTGAGATATCTAATCTGCAGAAGCTTGGTAAGGTAGCTGATAACGAGACAATTTCAAAACTTCAGTCATATCGTGATGAGCTTGTTCGCAATGCTGGCCCTGATGGTCCGGTAAATCTGGATTTGAAGCAATTAAGCGACCTGCGCAGCCAGTTCAGAATGGACGTGAAGGGTGAGCGACCAGTGTTACCAAACCGTTCCGATGCTGCTATTCAGCGCGTTTACAAGGCAATGACTGACGATATCAATGGTGCCATTGGTCAGAATCTTGGCAACGATACTCTCCGTAAATATCAGCAGGCCAATGCCGTCTACGCTGACGAAGCGGCGAAACTAAAGAATACCAGGCTGAAGAATGTTCTCATGAAAGGCGACCTGACGCCGGAAGTTGTCAACAACATGCTATTCAGCAAGAACAAATCGGAAATTAAGACGCTATATAACTCAGTTGGTCGTGTTGGCAGGGCGCAAATGCGCAATGGCATCATTGGAAAGGCGATGGAGAAATCTGGCGGATCCCCTGACCAGTTCCTTCGGCAGCTTAACATCCTGCAAAACCAGACTGGCATCACATTTAAGGGGCAGGACGCTGCTTATCTGAAAGGATTAAAAAACTACCTGCAATCCACGCAGCAGGCTGCAAAAGCGGCAGTAACAACACCCACAGGGCAGCAAACTATCCCGTTCATTATTGGGTATGGGACGGCAATGAACCCGGTGACAACTGGCGCAGCAGTAAGCTACGGACTTCTTACTCGCGCCTATGAGAGCAAGCCATTCAGAAATGCAATGCTCCGAATGGCAAACACCCCACGCGGATCAACAGCCTTTGAGAAAGCAATGCAGCAGGCACAAAAAGCAATTAACACTCTGACGCAGGGGGCTAAGTCTGATGCGTTGTCAGAATAGCTTTTCAAACACCAGGAAAGTGCAAAAACCAAATATGTAGAACGCGAGGTTTATCGTATCCCTCTGCATAGGCGATACCTTTGCTGATTGTTATCTGATGTTACTGCTACTGTTGCATGTGACTGTATTCCCAAACCCTGAATTGCAGTTTGTGTAAGTGTCAACTCGTGTTGGATAGGGTTGAGTTATAACAGGCTGTCTCGCTTTTTGCTCGATCGCTTGCATTGTGTTTACAGCCTGATAATTCAATAAAGCCTGCTGGAATGCTTGGCTTTGCGCTATTTGTTGGGCTTGTTCTTGGCTTTGTAGTTGAACATAAAGATTCTGAAGCTCAAGTCTTGCCTGTGCGTCACTTATCTTACCTTCATCAACACCTTGCCCGAGCATCTTTGCAGCAAGGACATACAGCTTAGGTATTGGTGAAGATGCCATGCGTGAGTCGTTCTTCACACTGGCATCAAGGCAATTAGCCATATCGCTAAGCTTTGGATAGCGTTGTTCGCAACTTGCCTGATAGTCGCTAACCTTTGCACACCCTGCCAGCAGAAGCGGGATAATTAACAGTGATTTTTTCATATGATTAACTCTCCTTATCTTTGCCATCATGGCACTGTTGGGTGTAAATGAGTTATTAACTCAATCGACAATATCTTCACGGAAATACTTTTTATTATTAAGATCTTTCTGATTCTAACAAAACGGAAAGTAATATGAAGAGGATTATCGGCGTTGTTGCTGGCGTTATCATGTTATCTGGGTGCGCAACTATTGTTGGTGATGAAACGCAACTTGTGCAGGTGAACAGCAATCCTTCTGGCGCGACCTTTAAGGTAAAAGATGAATCGGGTGTGATTGTTGCGCAAGGTAAGACTCCACAAGGTGTAACACTCGCCAAGTCAGATGGTAGCTATTTTGGCAAAAAGAGCTACCAGATCACTATGGAGAAGGATGGGTACGAACCAGTTACCCTTCCAATCAAAGCCAATGCTAATGGTTGGTATATTGGTGGAAACCTTGTGTTTGGTGGGTTAATTGGTTGGCTTGCTGTAGATCCATTTAATGGTGGGATGTATACCTTGAAGCCTAAAGAGGCAAATGCATCCCTTATACCGTCCACAAAGCAAGACTAATGAATGGAACCCACCATCAGGTGGGTTTTTTGTATAAATCCTTCAGCGTATCAAACACCATCTTCTTAACAAGTTCGGACTGCTCATCAGCGATGCGTTCCGCATCGTCTCGATAGCCTGAAATTTTGGATGGCTTTGATACAGCATCAGTCACTATCTGAACTAATTCTGAATTAAGAGAGCGGCCATTGGATTTGGCTCTCTGTTTTAGTTTTTCCTTTAATTCGTAAGGTAGCCGCAGATTAAATTGCGGGTCATCTCTTCCCATTCTTGATGCCTCGCTTTTGTGAGTGGATCGGCATCTTATTATCTGCTGGTTGCATCCTCAATAAGACCACGGTGGTCTTGTTGTATGATTGATAATGTTTCACTGCTGCCACGCTGCAGCGATTACTTGTATCTGGAGCAAATTAAATGACAGATATTATAAATAGGAATTGTTATTTAATAATATTTGAAAATTAAAATCATGGATGATAGGAATAAAAGTAGTACTTGTCATTTTTAAGTGACGTATTCAGCAATTAAAATATATGCCTGTTGATCAAGATTCATGCACGCTGTAAAATAATCGTTTTGTTTGTGTTGCATGATTTAAAATGAATAGAAGATTATTTTTCAAAACACTTGCATCTTTGTCTGCAGTCATTCCTTTTTATTCAATTTCTAAGTTTTCAAACAGGATGACTAATATGCCTAATATAACCACAAATGTTGTAATTGGGATGCCATCGCAACTCTTCACTATGGCTCGCTCTTTTAAAGCCGTAGCTAATGGCAAAATTTATATCGGTAAAATTGACACTGACCCGGTAAATCCTGAAAACCAGATTCAGGTTTATGTAGAGAGTGAAGATGGTTCTCACATTCCTGTTTCACAACCAATCATCCTTAACGCTGCTGGTTACCCTGTATATAACGGACAGATTGCCAAGTTCGTAACTGTGCAAGGCCATTCTATGGCTGTATATGATGCTTACGGTGCTCAGCAGTTCTATTTTCCTAATGTACTGAAGTATGATCCTGATCAGCTGCGGGACCAATTAGAAGACATTGATGGCGCTAAGAAGTATCCTGAGTTGCAAATTGCTCGATGGAGAGATAATGGTGATGTTCGTGGATTTGGTGCTGTTGAAGGTGGTGTTTTATTATGTGATGAATCGTTTAAAGACGCAGAAAGAACTGGGATCGATGTATATGTTCCAGAGGGAAGGTGGCGATTATCGACTCCTATGATCTTGGGTCAGAAGGGAAAATATTATGGTCCAGGATTACTTATTTTTGATAATGCAGAGTGGTGGAGGAGAGGAGGCTCATCAGGTTCTGAATCTATAAATGAGCGTTATACATTGTTCTATAATTATAATGATAAAGGAGATGTGACATTAACTTATGACGGGGTACCACAGAGTTTTACTTGGGTTGATGACAGGACAATAGAAGCTCCTGGTAGCTCAGTTAATGTAAGTGTCAGAATTAATATTGCCAATGGTTATTTAAAACTTGGGCCAGTGGCTGAATTTATTCGATCTTACAATCTTTGTGCCAATGGTGGTGGTGGTGAAAAACTAACCCCGGAGTTACCAGATCCAACAACAGCGCCAAAGGGTTACGATAATACAGCATTTGGCCCGCGAGCGTTACAGGATCTGACCGATGGTGTTAACAATACTGCCATTGGGTCAAAATCATTGATGAGTAATATTTCAGGAAATAATAATACCGGAGTTGGCTTCCTGACTTTGTATCGATGTACTGGAACAGGAAACACTGCTGTAGGTTCTGTTGCTGGCGAGTGGCTAACAACCGGGAGCTATAACTCATTCTTCGGACTTGGTGCAGGAGAAAAAGTTAAGGGCGGTAGATATAACGTTGGAGTTGGCTTTGAGGCCATGGCTGAGGCTCCAGATACTATTTATACAGTTGCAGTAGGATATCGGGCGAATGGAAATCCTGGAGATTACTCTCAGTCTAATAGTGTATACGTAGGCTCTTTTGCCGGAGACTTCTCTATTGGTTCAAATAACACCATGGTTGGCTACAGAGCGGGAAACTGTCTTGGTGCTGCGGAGGCAGCAGGTACAGGGACTGGGCATGATAATGTTGGCATTGGAATGTTCGCAATGCGCAAGAATCTTGCCGGGAATGAAAGCGTTGTTATTGGTGCTGGAGCGGCAACCGAGTCAACAATTACAGATAATGTTGTTGTAATTGGTTATGGTGCATGCGGTGAAACTCAAACGCTAGGTTCATTTACCGTTTCTATTGGTCACATGGCACTTATAGCAGCAACGGGTGATAATAATGTTGCGGTTGGACAGCAGGCATTAAAAGGAACAACATCGGGAAGCAGTAACGTTGCAATTGGGTCTGGCTCTCTTGTCACAAATACAACCGGCGCATTAAACACGGCTATTGGACATAATTCAGGTAGATTAACTCAATCAGGGGAAAGCACATCATCACTTACCAACACAACAACTGTTGGCAATGATGCAAGGGTGTCAGGAAGTAATCAGGTGCAGCTTGGCAATTCTTCCACAACGACATATGTATATGGAACTGTGCAAAACAGATCTGATGCGCGTGATAAAACAGATATCCGAGATACTTTGCTGGGGATTGAATTTATCCTTGGGCTTCGTCCTGTCGATGGTCGCTGGGATATGCGTGATGATTATATTGATGTTATTGAAAAGACAAGAATTGTACCAAAAAAAGTAGAACGAGATGTTGATGGAATTACTATATCAGCTATTGAGAATGTCGAAGAAAAATATCTTGAAGTAGTGCAGAAAACTCCTGACGGCAGTAAAAAACGTCAACGATACCATCACTGGTTTATTGCACAGGACGTATTGAAACTGTGTGAAAAATTAGGTGTTGAGTTCGGTGGGCTACAGCATCACTTGAAAAATGGTGGGGATGATGTTTACTCACTCGGTTACGATGAGTTTATCCCACCTATTGTTAAATCAATTCAGCAATGCTGGGAGAGAATTGATAATATAGAAAGACGTATCGAAGAACTAGAGATGACATTAAAAAAGAATAACTTAAATAAAATATGATATTCAACATAAAACAATATGAAATCTGCGTCGAAAAGGCGCAGATTGTTAATTAATATGGTTATGTATGATTTTTCGATGTAATTAACTAAGAGAATAATGTTGTCATGATGTTGGTGAGAAAATATTCTTGCACACAAAGCTTTGCACTGGATTGCAAGGTTTTGTGATATTCGATAGTTGTTAAGGCGGGTCACACCACCTTTTCATCAATCCAATCCGCCCACCACTGCATCATTTCTCTGCGCTTAACGTAGCGGATGCCTCACTATCACACGGTGATGGTTCGTTACTGGTTTGCAGAATGGATAGAGAACTGAGGATAAAAAGATATCCCAAAACTCTAAAATCTCATCTTTAGGATTTGCAGACAGGTAGGCATGAACAGATACCTACGCATGAAGATGGAACTAGTCCGGATGCGATATTTTTGGTGATCACGTACATCATCAACGAAGAGCGTTATGGTGAGTTTTATGACTGCCCGGTGATGTGAAAATTGCGATGTGTACCAAATTGTGTACCAAACTAAAATCATAAACCATGAAACCCTTACCCATGGCTGTTCTCAGGTGGGGTGCGTGTAATCGTGAAA